AATGACTACACTGCGAAGGTCCCAGATTTTACTAAAGAGGCACCTGACTTTCAGTCAGTTGTTCAGCAGAATCTGACAGGTCTAAATGAAGTGGTTGCAATGGAATTGATGAAGATTGGGCCAGAGGCATCGTATTACGTTGCCAAGAATCCAGAACTTCGGAATCAACTACATTTCGCTGATGATCGAACTCAAGGACGCTTACTCGGCCAGATCGAAGCTAGAATTGCAGGGGGGCCACAACCGAGGAACATCACGGGTGCTGGTGCGACAATAGACGGTTTGAACACAACAGGGGCAACCCTTGAATCAGACCCAATTGCAAAGCATGGAGCCCGTATAGAGTAGGATATTATTCTAATGGCTAACGATTTTGACTCCAACATTACCCGCAAGCTGGCGCGGCAGTTTTTGCCAGCATTTGAAACTCAACGAGTATTGTCCAAGTCTGTAAACACACAGTTCTTAAAGGACATGCCTTTCAACCCTTCTAGCGGGACCACGATTGATATCAAACGTCCTACTGACTACGTTTCACAACGTACAGCAGATGGTGATATCTCGTCTGGCGCACCTGATAACGATATTGTTACTGGTAAAGCATCAGCTACGGTCCAAAATTACTTTACCGTAGACGTTGAATATAACCGCGTTGATGAAGCAATCAAGATGGATCAACTCGATGAATTGCTGGCTCCAATGGCAACACGCATCGTGACCGATCTTGAGGTTGACTTTGCCGCGTACATGATGAAGAACGCTAACCTGTCTGTCGGTGATCCTGATACATCTGTAACTGCTTGGGCTGAAGTAGCCGAAGCTGGTGCGTTGATGGACTCGGTTGGTGTGCCTGGTGGACCTGGCGACAGGTGCTATTGCATCAATCCCTACACTCAGACCACTTTAGCTGGTGTCCAGAATAGCCTAACCTCCGCAGATGATCTGGTTCGACCAGCATTTGTTGACGCTGTTGTTAATAGCAACTTCGCAGGCATGCGCGTCATGAAGGCGACTGCTCTGGGTACATACATCGGTGGTGATCTTGTTGACCGTGTTGGTACTCTGTCTGGCACACCTACAGCGACTTATGTTGCTGCCAAGGACACCATGACTCAGAGCCTTGCTGTTACTGGCTTGACCACGACAGGTACTGTTAAAGCAGGATCTATCATTGAGGTCACTGACAACAGCAGAAACCGGCTGAACATCTCTACGAAGCAGCAGATCCTCGGTAATGCCGGTGGTGTGGTGAAGTGGAGAGCGACTGTAACTGCTGATGTAACGATGGTTGCTGGTGCAGGTACGTTGGTTTGTGCTGGCCCTGCGATCTACGAAACTGGCGACACCTCTGGTTACAACACTGTTTCCAGCGCGTTGGCTTCTGGCGATGCTATCGAGATCCTTGGTACGGCTAGCACGACTTACCAGCCAAACATGTTCTTCCACAAGGATGCGTTTACGATTGGTTCGGTTCCGCTGCCCAAGCTGTACGCTACTGACACCCTGTTAACAACTAACGATGGGTTGCAGATACGGATCAGCAAGTTCTCTGACGGTCTTGCTAACAAGCAGAAAGTGCGCTTTGACTTCCAGCCAGCTTACGGGACGTTTAACCCGTTCTTTGCTGGTCAAGGTTACGGCAATCCTTAAACCTTTATAGCCCCCTTCGGGGGGCTTTCCTTTTACTGGAGGGTTTATGACGACCGCAGAAACAATCATTAGCGATGCCTTTTCGGAGGTAACGAACTCTGGTGATGAAGCACCAATCGAAGCTGATGACATGCAATTTGCAATACGGACACTTAATCGGATGGTTCTTTCGTGGAACTTCCCGATTGGCTGGACCGTCATTGTTAACCCTGCTGATCTGATCACCGTCACGGCGGTTGCAGAGGAGGCTTTGGTTAAGAACCTGGCGTTAAAGTTAGCGCCGTCATACGACAGCATTGTTACAACTGAGCTAAAGGGTGCCGCGAGAGGTTCTCTAGCATCATTGCGCAGAGCGGTTATTACCATACAACCATCGAGACTCCCCTCTCGACTGCCAACCGGTACGGGTAACGCGATCACCTCGACGTTTTATCCTCCGCGTGGGCCAGAACTTATCAACGAGGATGGCGCAAGCATCCTTCTGGAGGACTGATGGCTACAAACAAGTCGATCACTGATCTAACGGGTGTTACCACATTTGCTGATGGCGCGTTTTTCACGCTCGTCACCGCGGCGGGTGACAATGCCAAGATCACTGGGGCTAACTTCACCACCCAACTTGCGGCATCGGTTGAGACTGCCATAGATCCTGTCTTTATTGAGGTGTCAGGCGATTACACGATCACCGACGATAACATTATCGTTGTGGTGACGGGGGCAGGTCTAGCGACGATTACGTTAAAGGCAACTCCGAATCGAGGTGATAAGGCGATCATCATGCGAGCCAGCACTGCTAACGTAACTGTTGATGGTAACGGTCTGAATGTTGTCGGATCGGCAACGCAAACACTGTCAACGAAGTATGATGTGGTTAATTGCTACGCACTGACAACTGAATGGCTTTATAGCGCGTGATATTGTGCAGCTAGACATCTACAACGGTTTTTATGAGAGCAACAGCCTTCCTGTATCTGCTCAGAGGTTGGTGAATGCTTACGTTCACACGCCTGAAACTGAGGGTGCATGGTCTAGCCAGGTTATATTTCCAAGCCCTGGTTTAATCGAAAGGCTAACCACCGGCACATTGAACAACCAGAACCGTGGTGCTCATGTCATGGCGGGTGTGCCGTATTTCGTCAACGGACAATCTTTGTACAGCGTTGACGAGTTCAACATAGCAACGACTATCGGCACGATTCCATCAATAGATAAACGTGTCTCAATGGCTGACAACGGCACCCAGTTGTTGATCCTAATCCCTGACGGCAATGGCTACATCTTTGACCGAACCTTAAACACGCTGGTTCAGATAGTAGCGGCTGGATTTACCTCAAGCGGCAATCCTCAGTATGTTGTTTACGTGGACTCGTATTTTGTCTGCTCAACCGACTCCAAGAAGTTCATCATTTCAGCGGTTAATGATGGTTCCACGTGGAACGCTCTTGATTTCGGCAGCGCCGAAGAAGATCCTGACATCATTGTTGCGCCGTGGGTTTTCAAGGGACGGCTGTACATGGCTGGATCAGAGACATTTGAACCGTTTACAAACATCGGTGGAGGTGGCTTTCCATTCCAATCTATACAAGGTGGCTTGCTCAATGTTGGGCTAGACGCGCCATTTTCACTGGTTGACGGCAGAAATCACTTTTATTTTATCGGTGGTGGAGAAAATGAGAAAGCGGCTATCTGGAGAACGTCAGGACAAGCGCCAGAGCGGGTATCTACCGCAGCGGTTGAGACATCCTTGCAGAACCTTACTCAGGCGCAAATAGACAGCATCTACGCGGTTTCCTACGCCGAAGAGGGGTCTTACTTCGTTGGGTTCCATCTGCCTGATACGGCCTTCTATTTTAACGAGATGAACAACAAGTGGCATGAGAGAACCTCAGTGGTTGACGGTTCAACGACTGGCTGGCGTGTTGCCTCGATGGTTGAGGCATTCGGGCGTAATTACGCTGGGGATACTGAGGATGGTCGGATAGGCGAGGTATCGTTTGACACCTACTCTTCGTACAGTGATGACTACGTTCAACGGCTGTTGATTACCGCGCCGTTTAACAATGAGATCAATACGTTCTTCCTGCCTAGCCTTCAGTTGTCGATGGAGGTAGGCGAGGGGACGATAGCCAACCCGTCACCACAGGTCAGGATGTCTTTATCTCGTGATGGCGGTAAAAGCTATGGATACGAGCGGAATAGAGATGTTGGTGCTGTTGGCGAGTATGGCCGAAGGGTTCAATGGCGAAAGAATGGTCGTTTTGACCAAACCGCTGTTTTAAAGTTTGAGTTTGCCTCGCCGACTAAATTTGTGGTGGTCAGGCTCGATGCAAAGATTAGGCCAGGAGTGCCACGGTTTTGAGCGCCCCTGATTACACCATTGCGATTATTGATGAATCTGGCAGACAGACTCAAGAGTTTAACGATTGGATCAACCAGGTTAACCGCAGCTTGATTATTATTGGCACTGGATCTCCCGAAGGGGTGGTTACGGCCACTATTGGTCAAGAGTATATGAATGATGCTGGCACTGCTGGATCGATAAAGTACATCAAAAGGGATGCGGCGATTGCTGGTGATCTGTCAAAGGGATGGATTCTGATATGAGGGTTCGTTTAGCGACTGCGGAGGAGGTAAAAGAAGTGGTGTCAAGCCCTGACCTTCTCCCGATGTTAGTTGAGGACGGATTTTCCGGTGATTTTGAGCCAGATATGAATCAAGTCTGGCTACTGTTTGAGGACGATGAAGACATTATCGGCATATTTAACTTTACGCATATCACTAGCATCTGCTTTGAGATGCATCCGATGATTTACAAGAAATATCGGCTTAAATACGCTAGGCAGTGCATGGACTGGGCTTTTATGTTCTTTTTAGAGACAGATAAAAACAAGATTATCGTGCAGATACCCTCTGATCGACCGGAACTGGTCAACTTTGCAAAGCATCACGGGTTTATTGAAGAAGGCATCAATCGAGATTCTGTGATGAAAGAGGGTAAGATAATGAATATAATTCAACTAGGCATCACTAAAAGTGAAATTGCCTCAAGGAAGGCAGCATGAGCAGTGTATTTAAGTCATTATTCGGCGGCACTGACGATAGCGCCCAGAAGGGGCAAATTCGCCAAAATCAGCAAGTGTTGGCTCTTCAGCAAAAGTTAGCGGATCAAGCCAGAGGTGACATTATGGACATCTTCCCTGGCGTTAGGCAGTCGGCACAAGAGGGCTTTCAGGGGGCGTTAGACATCTACGGCCAATCAATGCCCCAGCAGGCTAGACTTGTTCAGGAGGGCAACATAGCCGCGCAGAATACGCTTCTAGCGGGATTGCCCCAGCAGAATGCGGCAATACTTGGCCAGAAACTAGACTTGAGCGGATTGGCTCCAACAAGGCAAAGCTACTCAACTGATTTCATGCAGCAGCAGTTGCCTGAACGAACGGCAATGCCAACTCAGGGTAATGGTCAACAAACTATTGAACAGATACTCGCGGGACTAAACATGAGGGGACCATTTTGACTGCTTTAAACGCAATTTTAGCCCGTCAGGGGCAGATGAACCCTCAAGCTGGGATGGTTGGCCCTAATGACCCAAGGCGCATGGTTCAAAGGGATTTAGTTAACACGACCGAAGACCCTTCAGTCGGAATTCCTTTTTCTGAAGTGGGATCTTTTATGGCTGGGCAGGCTGGCCGTTCTCAGGGGGCTCCTTTTGGAATTTCACAAGCAGGTCGGGTGCCAAGCCAAGGCCCAGCGCCTTTATTGGCAACGGCTGGCGGCAACCCTAGTGGAAATTTTATTAGCCCAGCCCAGCAATCTGGAATTCCTGCCCAGAATCAAGCAGGCGTTGGAGCTCCACCAACAGAATCTATAGCTGCACAGCCTTTAGCCGGTGCTGGTCCAGTTAATCAGACACCACAGCTTGCCTCACCTCTTACGGGCATGGCTAACCCTAATCAGGCAGTAACGGCAGCGCCAGTTCAGGGAAGTGGCCCTATTTACGAAAATCAACTTAATCGTCTGATGACCAACCAAGGCATGTCAAGAGAGCAGGCAATGGCCAATCAATCCTCTGCTGTGCGACAGGGTGCTGATTTTAACAATGACGGAACAGTCACCCAGCAAGAGTATCGGAGGTTTCAAGGCCCACAAACGGGGCTTTTAGGGGCAGAGCAGTCGTTAGAGCAAGGCTCACGGGGATTAACCAGAGCAGGTGATCAAGCAATAATTGACCTCACTGGCGGCACTCAGCAATCAAGATCCGACATCACAGGCGCAAGCCAAGCGGCATTACAGCCATTAGCTGGATATGCTCAGACTGGTCAGGATGCCAACACCATGCAGGCTAATCTGCTGGGGGCTAATGGTCCAGCGGCACAAGCGGCGGCAATGCAACAGTTTCAGAACTCGCCAGGACAAGACTTCCTGCGACAAGAACAAGAACGAGCGGTATTACGCAATGCAGCGGCTACAGGCGGCACTCAAGGTGGTGCGGTCCTAGAAGAGTTACAGCGCAGGGCTTATGGTCGCGCTGGGACGGCATTTAATGACAGGGTTGCCCAGTTAGGTGGTATAGGTAGCCAAGGGCTTACAGCGGCTCAGGGTCAAGCAGGGATCATGGGTGACACTGGTATTGCATTGTCTGGGCTGGCTGAGAGAGGCGCAGGCAATCTTGCATCGACTCGATTAGGTGTTGCTGGTCAGCAGGCAGGCATTCAAGGCACAATCGCTGGCGGCAGGACAAGAGCCGGTGAGCAGATGGCTCAGAACATCGGAAGTACCACGGCTAATCTGGCTAACCTGCAAAACGCTGAAGGTGCTGCACTGGCTCAGATCCTTGATGGAGGCCAGTTTGCTGAAATCATGGCCAAGGCTGGGATCACTGATGCGAATACGCTCCAGCAGCTTGCAACATTGCTGGCTAACATCAGTACGGGTCAAGGTTCTCAGTCTACTGGTCTTGGTGGTATCCCTGGTGTGCAAGAGCAACAGGGCGGCGTTAACAGATTTCTTTCCGCAGTTCCTGATATAGACATCCTTTGAATGCTTTTGTTAAATTTGCAATAAAATAATTAGGAAAACATCATGGCAATTCCACTATCTAAATACATAAGAAAAGTAACTGACCCAGTACAGGATGCCTTGAACCCTATTTATGGCGTTGCCAATAAAGTAACAGAACCAGTCAATCAACTTGCTGGCGCTGTTGGCAACCCTCTTAATCAGGCTACTGGGTCAATTGCTCAATCTTTGGCTGGGAGCAATCTTAATCCTATGTCAACTGCGGCAAACGTATCACCTGTCCAACAGACCCCCAATGAATATAACTTTCTTGGTCAAACTGAAGTTGAATTAGACAGGAATATACTAGATAAAATTGGCGGTTTTATTGGCGGGATCAAGCCGACATTGACGGGTCAAGGTTCTGCTTATAGGTCAGTAACCGCTGGACAAAGAGAAGGCGCGGTTAACGCCTTGAATAGAGAGAGAATGACTGCTCTAGCCAAGGATGCAAGGTCAGTGAACAATCTCTTGAAAAAAAGTGATATTGAAGGTGCCACAAATATATTAAATTCCCGCATGTCTGCTATCCGAAAGTTAGGGGGAGATCCCAGCGATACCCAAGGCATTATGGATATGATTAACTCTGGAAATGTTAAAGGTGCTATTTCTGAATTAGATTTAACTGACAGCAGGGCAATTGAAGGTGGATTCCTAAAGAGACAGACCGTAGACAGAGAATATATAGGGATGAGTGATGACAAAACTCAGGCATTGTTTAAAACACGCGATGGCGTTATGGCTATCCCTATAACCGGATTAATTAATAGCGAAGACTCAAAATTAAAGCCGTATAGAGAAGAATTAAGAGCAAGCCTTCGCAAAAAAAGAGACAAGACAGAAGAGCAAGTTTCTTCAATTGAAACCAACTACGACAAAGCTAATGAATTAATACTTTTAGGGAAAGGCGGCAACAGGATGGCGATTGCATCTGCTCTTATTGCTGTTATCAAACTTGGGGATGATTCAACAGTAAGGTCTGACGAGCTTGCGGTTGCGTTAAACACACAACAGACACCAGAAGCCTTATTCGGCTTTTTTACGGGCAAGGGTGTAAGTGAGGATGTAGCGAAGTCTGTTGTAGCCAGCATAAATCCAGTTAACCCTGATGTTGTAGACATGGATGAATTGTTGGCTGTTGCTAACGCATTAATCTCTACAAGAATAAAGCCAATAAGCGCCACTTATAATACAAGTAAAGAAGATGCAGGCTTCTTAACCAAAAGCGGATATGAGTCTATATTTGGCGGCGGTGGATTAGGTCGAAGAATTGACGCTCTTGCAAACTTAAACCGAAAAAACTCAGAACCTGTTCCTGCCAATCTTCCCGAAGGAACGGCAGATAATGGTAATGGAACATTTACCTTACCTGATGGCAGAGTTGTGCAAAGGAAACAGCCCTAATGAGTACACCCTTGTCAAATATTCCAGATGGGTTTGAGCTATCGCCCGAAAGCATTCCGCCTGCCCCAGAAGGTTATGAAGTAGTTATACCAACTCCTAATCAGGCAGTTATAAATATGGCAAGGACAAGAAGCCGCTCAAGATCCTGCTATGGCTCAATATATTGAAAGCATTGGTCCAGGGCAGGCGGCACTAATTGCTACGGGCAAAGGCATGACCACAATGGGTCGGGCTGCGGAGCAATTATATAACGTATTTTCTGGCGACGATGCTTCGTTTGAAGAAACCAAGGCAAGAGCATTACAGGAAAAAGCTCAATTTCAGCCTCTTGAGGAACGATACCCAAAGTCTACTTTTGTAGGCGAGGTTGCTGGCGAAACTGCGGCAATGCCATTTGGTGGATTAGGTTCAGGTGCGTGGATTCGTTATTTAAGTTCCGTTCTTACAGGCGCGGTAGCAGGTGCAGGAACTGAGGTTGGTCAAGGGGATGACATTGGCTTAAACACAGTGATTGGAGCTTTTGCAGGCCCAGCCGGTGAAGGTATTGGCGACCTAGTCTCAAAGTTTGGCACCCCTATCCTTGATGGCGTAAAAAGAATATTTCAAAGCAAAGGCATCACAAACGTCAATTCGTATATTTCTCCAGAAGGGAATATTACGGCGGCTGGAGAGGATTTGCTTAACAAGTTAGATGTAACACCTGAAGAGTTTCAGGCGGCTTTTGGTAATCTTACAGATGCTTCAAGGCTTGAAGGGTTGTCGCCTGAAGCGCAGTTAAGAGTTGCTAGAGCGCAAACTGTTGACGTTCCTTTAAGTGAAGGCCAAGCGACAAGAAGTTTTGAAATTCAGTCTTCAGAAGACATATTAAGAAACTCTGAATTCCCCGAAGGGCAAATTGCTAGGCAATTCTTTGAGGCGCAGCAAGTAAAATTAGTTGAGGCAAGAGACAACTTTACTAGGCTTATAGGCGGGGAATTAGACGCAACGAGGACGGCAAGAGGATCTCAGGTAAGAGCAAACTTGAGAGAGATAGATTCTGCTGAAAGAGAAGTCATCAGTAACCTTTACGATGCACTTAAAGACGTTCCAGGGGGTCATCAAAGAATAAGGACAGATAATTATAACTTTGCTGCTGAAGGTATTATTCGTGAATATTCTCCAACTGACAGGATTTCAACTGGGGTAAAAAGAATATTTGAAGATTTTGATATTGGCGTTGACCCGTCTGCTACTGTAAAAAAATCAGTAAAATGGGAGGGACCGTTAACTTTTAAAAATGCCGAAAGAATGAGAAAAAGGCTTAATAAGTTAAATCCTACTGAATCTGCCGATATAGCTGTTGTTCAACAATTAAAGAAAAACCTAGACGATCTTTTTGCTGGCGCAGTAGCGCAGGTTCCTGAAAACTCACCGATATCCGCAGCAGCTAACAAAGCAAGAAAAGCAGCCGCTGAAAATTTTGATAGATTCAAGGCAAAAGACGTTATCCAGAATTTGATAGATTTTAAGAAAGGAACTCGTACAGATAAAATATCTGATGAAAGGGTTTTGGACGTTATATTGTCTTCAGGCAATCAAAAAATCGCCAACCTTAAAGCCATTAAAAAAATTCTTGGCAGCAATCCAACAAACAACAGCATTCAGACTTGGAGAAACATACAAACACAGGCCGCGATTGACTTGTTCGGTAAGGCAACAACGGAACTTCCTGATGGTTTTGTTATATCAGGGGCAAAGCTAAATTCTGAAATAGGAAGAATAGGCGACGAGGCTTTAAAAGAAATATTTGAGCCAAAGCAATATCTTGAATTAAAAAAACTTCAGTCAATTATTGCTGATGTAACAATCCCTGTTAGCGGAACGAGAAACCCTTCTGGTACAGGCGCAAGAATAATGAACATGATCGGCAAGTTTGTAAGATTGCCAGGGCTGACAGGAAAAGCCGCCGAAATGCTTCAGGCAGGAGTAAGGTCGTCAACGGAAGAGGCTCAGAGAGAATTGATTCTTAGCGGAATAGAAAAAGGAGCATCACACTCAAAAGTAGCAAGCGCATTGTTAGCAATGTCTGTTAGTAGCGCATCTCGACAAACTGCTTTAGAGAATAGAGAACGAGCCTCCGCAAACAACTAATTTTGATATCTGGCGTATGCCATTATTTAAAAGAACACGAGGAATACAGCAATGGCTAGATACGCAACACCGATCACCCAGTACCTTGATGATGCAGGTAATCCGCTAGTGGGCGGCAAGTTAAAATTTTACGCATCTGGTACGGAGAACTTACAAAACACTTACAACACTGAAGCGTTGACGATAGCCAACACCAACCCTGTGATTCTTGATGCTGGTGGTCGTGCTGGGAATGTGTGGATGCAGGATCTTGATTACAAGATCAGGCTGTATACCTCTGCTGACGTTCTTGTTTGGGAGGCTGACCCGTACACCTCAACCTCAACGCCATCAGGCTTTGATGTCTGGTCATCGACGGTGACCTATGGTCTAAATTCAATCGTTGAGGGTTCTGACAACAATTTTTACGTCAGCATTGCGGCCACTAACCTCAACCAAGATCCAACCACGACACCGACCTATTGGACTGAGTTTGATGTCCAGAGAGCATGGAACACCAACGAAACCTATGCTATCGGGGACGTTGTTAGAGTCTCAACAGGGGTTCTCTATCGATCATTAACTGGCTCTAATCTAGGCAACAACCCTGTGGGCGATCAAACAAACTGGAGCCTTGCAGGAACTTATTCGACAGTCAGCGGGTTCATGGCCACGACCGCTGTCCCAAATACTGCTGTAGCTGTCACTGGTGTTGGTTTCAAGCCTAGCCTGGTTAACTTTCAGATGACCACGGGTTCATCTTGGGAGGCGAGTTCCTTTGGTTACTATGACGGGACGGTTAGCCAGTGTGTTTATCGCCGCAACGATGGCACAACTCCGTTTTCTGGTGCTTTAAATAAAATCTGGTTTGGGGCCAATAACGCGATAACCCTTGAGGCCAGCGCAGTCGGTACATCAATGGACGCTGACGGGTTCACGTACACGACATCGAGCGTTACAGATACAGCAGCCAACGTCATCTGGACGGCTTACCCGTAAAAGGTTTATTTATACCCCAAACCCTTAACGAGCCTGTTTAGTTTTTCCCTGTCACCCGGCCTGATCCAGACCTCAACTTTGACCAACGTCTTGCGCTTGTTGTCGCGGTGACGCTGGACCCGTTCTCTGTTCATCTGAGCTAACCGTTCTTGCTTTGGGAGGTCACACTCAAAACACAGGTCATATTCGTCATAAGACCCGCCACATTTACACTGATTATTCATTGATGTCACTGCACCACAATTCGGCGTTTTCGTCACTGTACTGCTTACGCACAGCGTTAAGAACTGGGATAAGGGAAACGAAAGCATCCTCTTTAGTTGAAAAGTTTTGAGATTTGAGGGTCAGAAGAACGTACCCTTCGCTGTCATGAATGATGAAGTTATATTGTCGCATTTTTGTTTCCTTTTGAGTTTATGGTTCTTTCACCAGAAAGCCCGGGCTGGTTACCGGGCCTGTTGGTGGTGGTTAGTGGTTAGTATTCGATTGCGACTATAGCCAGCCTTTCAGCCTCTGCTTGCTGTACTTCTTCGGGCAGGGCCTTTAGTAGCATTTCATACCATTCTCGCGACATGTAGTCCTCGAAAATCCAGTCAACGAAAGAATCATGCAATGTGCAGTTGTACTGTTTTGCGTACGAATGAATATGTGCGCATTGGTCGGCTAGTTGTTTGTTCATTTTTGTTTCCTTTTGAGTTTATGGTTCTTTCACCAAAAAGCCCCGACTGATTACGGGGCCTGGTGGTTGTTGTTGTTGTGTTTTTCACTCACTATATCTTTGCTTGATTTCTTTAACCGTCCAACCCTGTTTCCTGTCGTACTCTCCAACTTTCGTGCCTTGAACTTCAGTCCATCTTTTTCCCATAATTTCAGTCATTCGATCATTAACCTGATGAGTGTAGACTGTAATTTCTTCTGAGGTAGTTATTATTCTCACATTTTCTGTTTCTTTTTGTATTCTGTATTCCATCTTCGTTTCCTTTTTGTTTTTCTTTTCTTTGTTGGTATGCGTATCATTATACACATCATTACATGTAATGCAACCAAAGATACCAATTATTTTTTGCTATGTAACAATCATTTATCGTCCTCTACATTTGAATTCATCGTCAACCCCTGGGCGCTTGCTGGTCCTTCCCCACGGTTTCTGCAACCAGGCGTTAGCCTTCTC